AGGCAGGCCGTCGAGATCGCTCTCAGTGTGGAACGCTTCCGCTGGCAGATATACAGCACCAACTTCGGCGCGGAACTGGATGACCTGGTCGGAGAGGACGAGGCGTACATCGTCTCGGAGCTCCCTCGGCTCATCGAGGAGGCGCTCAGCACTGACGACAGGATCCGCGCCGTGGACGACTTCAGCTTCTCCCGGACGGACAGCAACTCCATGACGGTGACCTTCGCGGTGCATACCGTCTTCGGCGATATCTCGGAGGTGATGCAGATATGATCGACTTTTCCAGCGGCTACAGCTACGCGGAGATCCTCCAGCAGATGCTCGGGCAGGTGGACGACCGCCTGGATAAAAGAGAAGGCTCTCTGATCCAGACGGCTCTGGGCCCTGGCGCCTGGTATCTGGAAGGCCTGGCGCTGGCCCTGCAGCAGATCCAGGGGGAAGCCTTTGTGGAATCCGCGACCGGCGAGAATCTGGACTATCTGGCGGCGAACCGGGGCCTCACCAGGATCGCGGCGACCTCCGCGGTCCGGCAGGGTACCTTCGACGCGCCGATCCCGGAGGGATCCACATTTAAGACCATCAACGGCGCCGACTCTGTGATCTTCGTGAGCGGCGACCAGATCAGCGCCTCCGGGACGACATACGCCTACGAGCTGACCTGCGAGACGCCTGGCATCATCGGCAACAGCTACACCGGGCCGATCCTGCCGGTGACCGCGATCTCAGGACTCACGTCCGCAACGATCGGGACCGTGATCACGCCCGGCGCCGAGGAGGAGACGGACGCCGCGCTGCGGGTCCGGTACAAGGCCTCCTTCGGCGCTGCCGGCTACGGTGGTAACATCACCGAGTACCGGCAGGCGATCCTCGCGATCGCGGGCGTGGGCGGCGTGCAGATCTATCCGGCCAATCAGTACCAGGGCGGCGGGACCACGCTCTGCGCGATCATCGCGGACGACTTCACGGCGGCATCCCCGGCACTGGTCCAGACCGTCCAGGAGACGATCTGTCCGCCGGACGAGAACGGCGTCGGGCCTTCCCCGAACGGGTACGGCGTCGCGCCGATCGGCGCCACGGTGACCATCCAGAGCGCCACCCAGCTCAGCATCGACGTCTCAGCGACGATCGTCTTCAATGGGACCATAGTCAACGGCCTGGAGCTCTACAGCGACCAGATCAAAGAGGCGATCGGCGACTACATCACCAGCGTAGCGGCGTCCTGGGGGGATCCCCTGGTCGCGCGCCAAGTGAGCTACCCGGTAACTGTTTACGCGGTCCGGATCATCTACGCCATCCTGGCGGCCGTCCCGGAGGTGGTCAACGTCACGGACCTCACGCTGAACGGCGTCTCCGGAGACCTGACCCTCACGGAGACCGCTGCGCTGCAGCAGGTCCCGGTCCTCGGGGAGGTGACGCTCAGTGAGTAACGTCCGAACGGTCGACGGCGTGCATAAAGTCCTCATGCGGCAGCTCCCGGAGTGGTTCAAGCCGGTCCTGGAGTACATCGCGATCATGCAGGGCTACGCGGTCGAGCTCTCCGGCTACGAGCAGACAGCCCAGCAGATCGAGCAGAATTTTTTTATCCAGACCTGTGACCTGGCCACGATCCAGATGTGGGAGCGGCTCCTGCACCTCTCGGTCCGGTACGGCGACACGATCGACTTCCGGCGCGAGCGGATCATCCAGAAACTCGCCCAGATCGCGCCCTATACCGTCCGGCACCTAAGGGATCGTCTGACGGACCTCTTCGGGGAGGACTACACCCTGGAGGTCAACGCCAGGGAGTGCTGGATCAAGATCTTTGTGACTTCGGACCGGTACGGGGCCGTGGATCTCCTCTACGACGTGATCAATGACCTGGTGCCGACCCACCTCTACGTATACGCAAACCAGGAGGTCACCAACTACATCCCGCAGGACATCTTCAGCGGCTGCAGGATGAGCAGGACCTTCGAGCAGACTATCTCTCCGGGAGGTAACTATGGGACTTTATAACGGCGCGGTAATCACTTCGGCGGGCCAGAACCTTCTGGCCCAGGCTATCTCCGGGACAGAGCTCACCTGGACCGCCATGCGGGCCTCCTCCGTCGCAATCCCGGAAGGGACCGACCTTACGACCCTGACGGCACTGACCGGGATCAAGCAGACCGCTGTCATCACGGACTCCTCCGTCTACGGCAGCAACGTGGTCCAGGTCTCCGCCCGCTTCAGCAACACCGGGATCGACACGGCCTACCTGATGGAGACCATCGGCATCTACGGCCAGGTGGCCGGAGGATCTGAGACGCTGATCGCGGTCATGACCGCAGAGACGCCGGACGAGATGCCGGTCTATGACCAGGACAGCCCCTCCGCCTTCATCTTCAACGCCCAGATGAGCATCCAGAACGCGAACAGCCTGACCATGACGGTCAGCGACACCGGCACGGCTACCGTGGCGGACCTTAACCGCAAGGTGAACCTGAACGGGGGCGACCTGTCGGATACTGTGGTCGACACCTTCACGGCGGCCGCTGCTGAGTATCCGGTACCGGCTGCCGGGGACACCATGAAGGTCATCGGCGGAAAGATCGCCAAGTTTTTCAGAGATATCAAAGCGGCATACACGAATGTCAGTGTCAGCGGCAAAAAGATAACCTTTACCACGGCGGCAGGCGATACAAAAGAAATCACAACACAAGACACCACCTACAGCGACTTTACGAAAGCTACCGCATCAGCGGCGGGCGTACACGGTCTTGTCCCTGCACCTGCGGCAGGAAAACAGGAGCAGTTCCTTCGTGGCGATGCGACATGGGCTTATCTACCATTACAGAACAACGCCACGACTACGGCGGAGCATTACGCCTTGGATGCTCGGATGGGCAAGACCCTCAACGACAGGATAACATCAGAGCATATCAACCGAGAGGTGATCACCTTTGACCTTGACGCCGCCACATGGACGCAAACGCCACAGGGCAAGTACATCACCACGGTCAAGAAGTACGAACTCGGAAACTTTGTGCTCGGGGTTACTTTAGGCACTATCGGTAACCTGCGTGCAACCGATGTCGTACAGCCGTACATGGCTGGAGATGGCGGCAGGACAATCAATATAATGTCAAACACAAAGTCCTTTGCCAACGCAAGCGCAAACGTACAGATATATATCATGTACAGACCTGCATAAAAAAAAGGAGGAGAGACTATGTCAAAAGCTATTCCTGTTAACATGAAGGCAAACGTAAATGACTTTGAGCGCATCGAAAAGCGGATTGCACAGGTACTCCAGGAGGTCGAAGCCCCCGGCCTGTCCGCCGAGGAAAAAGCGGAGGCAGAAAAGCGCTTCCGGTCCACGCTCGGCCACTACACCGGCCCGGACACCGGTCTGATGTGGGACGACAGCACAGGGAAAATCAGCATCGCACCCGGCTGGCACGCAGATGCTGACGGCAACGTAGTAAAAGACTGACATAAGGAGTCAAACAGATGGCGGAGATCCTGGCATTTGTAGCCACGCACTGGACTGAGTGGCTTTTTACGGCGGCTCTGGGGCTGATCGGATACTTTTTAAAAATTCTCAGGGAGCAGCTTGCCGAAGAGCGAGAAAAGAACGCTGCGATCGCGGAGGGGGTGCAGAGCCTGCTTCGGGACAGCATCGTCAGCGGCTACGGGAAGCACTCAGACCGGGGATACTGCCCGATCTACGCGAAGGAAAGTCTCAAAAAGATTTATCAGGCGTACCATAAGCTCGGCGGGAACGACGTGGCCACGGAGCTCTATCAGAAATGCCTAAAAATGCCAGAAGAAAAGAGGAGGGACGGAGATGATTGACTGGAAGAGAAAGCTGACGAGCAGGAAACTCTGGGTCGCGGTCGCCGGCTTCGTGTCGGGGATCCTGATCTTCATCGGGTGCAGTGAGAGCGACGCGGCGCAGGTCGCCTCCCTGATCATGTCCGGGGCGTCCGTGATCGCCTACTGCGTAGGCGAGGGGCTCGCCGACGGAGGCCAGCGATGAGCGCGTACACCGCCGGGCAGGAGGTCCTCTGCGGGGACTACTACCAGTACACGCCGAGCGGGGCGGCCCAGTTCAAGAAGGCCGGCCGCTGGACGACCACGCCGAGCAT